TACTTTTAATAATATAACAGATGCATCTTACAAAATAGAATACTTCTCAACGGGGTCATATACAACGAGTAATAGTAAACGTGCATTTGCAAATATAACAATAAGTGGTTCTGACCCAATGGTTGGAGTTGTTGATAAGGTAAAGGTACTAATAAAATCTGATGGATTGGATAGTGATGATGAGTTACTAAATGAGGTTTCAGTTCCATTTAGTTCATCATATCTATTAAAAATACCGATACCATCTGAACATTTGGGGGATGTACAAAAACTAAAAATACAATATTTAAATTCTATTGGTAATATATCACGTACAGAAACTATCTCAGATGGAATTGCATTTCAAGGCACGAAGGAAATTGTAGAGGGTACTCTTGGTGGTTTCGCAATAACTGCAACTACCATAAGTTCATCATATGAGATATCAAGTAGTATACCAGCACTATCTATACATGCAGATGGTACAATTTCTGGTTCAAATCTATTAATACGACAGAATTATGGTGGAACTATGTATTCATTAATAGATACAACTGCAGGAACAATAGATGCAACAAATGTTGGTAGACAGATAGTTTCAGACACAGGGGAGTATTCTGTAGAAGCTGCCACGGGTGTAGTAGTTTACTACCCAGTTAAATTTTTGAAAGGTGAAACACATTTAGGTATATCATTCCATGCAAAGGGTACAGCAAATGGTGCATTTAATGCAGCCCATACCGTAAAATTTTCAGTTGCTAATGCCATAACTGGCAGTGGTCAATCATTTGATTATTATGATACTTGGGATTCCGCAGAGGATATAATAACATATACACTGACACCCACGGGCACCCTTTATTCAGCTTTAACATCAAGTATCGCACGAACGGCAGGGGGTGATGGTTCTACACAAGAAATACCAAGTGATAGTTTAAATAAATATTGTAAACTGATAGTCACCTTAACATCAACAACAGCAGCAACAGAACTCAAAATCAAAAACATAAATGTAGTCGTAGGTAAACAATTCGCTGCGGATATTGCTCAAAGTACAATAAGTGGAGACCCAGGTGGCCCATCTCTGTAATAGAGGAGAATTGATAAAACAAAAAAAATTAGGATACTTATTATTATGGGTAATATAATAAAAAATTGGATAACAAAAACACTTCTTTCTGAAGGAATAGAAAGAAAGATTGTAGTCTATGCTGGTAGATTTCAACCATTTCACTCTGGTCATTATGCCACTTATAAACATTTAGTGGGTAAGTTTGGTAAGGATAGTGTATATATTGGAACATCAAATAAAACTGATAGTTTAAAATCACCATTTAAATTTAATGATAAAAAAGAAATAATGGTTAAGATGTTTAATATTCCAGCAAGTAAAATTATACAAACCAAAAGACCCCATGCACCAAAAGAAATCATGGGTAAGTTTCCAGAAGATACAACCGCTTTCATAACAGTAGTTGGTGAAAAGGATAAAAATAGATTAAAAGGTAAATACTTTGATACATATCACCCCGATAAAGTCAAACAAGGATATAGAGATAAAGGGTATGTGTATGTAGCAACTACTGGAGGTACACAGAGTGGAACAGAAGTTCGTAGGGAACTATCTACAGGTTCAGAGAGCAAACGAAAAGCCTTTTTCAAAAAAGTTTATGGTAAGTTTGACCCTAAAATATTTAAATTGGTTAGTGGTAGATTATACAAAATAGAATCTGTTATGGAACAATTCTTACAATCTTTTGATATACAATCATTGATAAAAGAAGCGAGTGTATATGGGGCAGATATGGGAGAACCAGAGACATCTTATTTAGATGCCGATGAGCTTAGAAAGTTAAATTCCGTAAAACCAGAACCTTGGTTTGATAGAGGTGGATATACACAAATGGAATTTCCAAAAGCAGATAGTATATACTCCAAAGATTCAGAAGGTACAAGTGATGAAGCATCATTTACTACAGTTAAAAAAGTAAAACCAAATAAAGCACTCAAAGAACCCAAAGAAACGAAGGACTATAAAACAATAGAAGTTGACAATAAAACATATGATGTAAATGATAATGAATTACAAGATAAATTAAAAGAAGGAACTGCTAACTCATTATCTGGTAAATCAATGGTAGATGACGGCCCAGGTTCATTTTATGGTAATTTTAAAACATATAAGAAAGTAAATGATGAAGTGGCATCAAGATTAGGATTTCAAGTAATAGATTATATTATGGGTGATGATTCTATGGAGTCGTTTGATACAGAATATCCAAACGGAGCTGGAAGATATCCCGTATCATTCTTTCCATCGGGTATAGATGGTGAAGGGTCAGCTAGATACGGTGCTATCAAAGGTAAGGAAATGAAAGAAACTCCTGCTTTTAAAAAGTGGTCAAAACACATAAAGAAAGTAGCAAGTGTAGTAGGGTATAAACTAATTGATTTTTTGGATGCAGAAGAATCTACTGAAAAATCCACAATATCAGAGGGTGTATCTCTTAAAGAACTTGGTATAACTAATTTTAAAAGTTTATTCAAAAAAATGCCATCTGACTTACAAAGGAGAGTATATAATCTTAAAAAATCCAAACAGAGGACAGATAAACACCCAGAGGGGAATGTTCTTAAACATACAATTGTAGTTGTAAATCGTTCTATAAAAGATGATGATATTGATATTGCAATAGCAGCAATGTTTCACGACATTGGAAAGGATGAAACTGTAGGTATACATCCAAAGAAAGGACACATAACCCATTATGGACATGAACAAGTTTCAGCAAGTTTAGCAAAAAAACATAGAGATTGGATAGAATCGGTTGGTGGTAATACTACAAATGTATATTATATTATAAAAAATCATATGAGATACAAAGAACTATCAAGTATGAGACCCTATAAACAAATGAAACTGAAATCGTTCAGAGCATTTGATAAGTTAGGTAAGTTCTCTAAACACGATAGAGGTGGGTTAGATGAAGCAAAAGAACTTTTAAGAATACCATCTGATATCATCAAACTTCACAAATTATTCAAAAAGGCCGGTAAAAAACTTTATGTTGTTGGTGGTGCTGTGAGAGACGCAATACTTGGTGCAACTCCAAAGGATTTTGATTTAGCTACTGATGCAAAACCAGATGAGGTCTTGGCAATCGCAACAAAGCATGGTATTAATACCGCCGAAGTTGGTAAATCATTTGGAGTGGTAATTGTAGGAGGCCACGAAATTACAACGTTTAGAAAGGATATCGGTAAAGGTAGAAGACCAACATCAGTTGATTATACAGACATTGAAGGTGATGTTAGAAGGAGAGACTTAACGGTTAATGCATTATTCTATGATATAGATAAAAAACAGATTGTTGATTTGGTTGGTGGTATTGAAGATTTAAAAAAGAGAAAGATTAAAACAGTTGGTAAAGCCGAAGAGAGGTTTGACGAAGACCCACTTAGAAAATTAAGAGCTCTTAGATTTCAAGCAAAATTGGGTGGAACTTTTGATAAAGATTTAATAGCGGCACTTCGTAAAGACTCAACCTTAAAAGGGGTTAGTCAAAACAGAATTAGAGATGAGTTTATTAAATCATTAAAGACTGCAAAAAACACAAGTCAGTATATGCAGATGATTGATAAACTTGGATTCACTAATTTAATTTTACCAAATCTTAAATTACACAAACCTTATATAAAAGATAATGATTATATATTATTTTTAGCCTCTGCCCTCAGAAAAAATTCAGGTAAGTATCTACTAAATACTCTAAGTAGTTTAAAGTATACACGAGATGAAGCAAACAGTATTGCTTACTTAGTAGAATTACAACGTTTTACTCCAGATAAAATTGTAAGTTATAAAAAATCACGAAAGACAACCAAACTTTCAGACGAACAAATAATCAAGTTTGGAAAACTTATTGGAATGGATATGAAGAAGTTTGTTAAATTCAAATTATCCGTTAGTGGTAGAGATGTACCATCTGACTTAAAAAAATCTGACATTGGTCTTTGGATTAAAAACAAAGAAAAAGAAAAATATTTAGGTGAATCATTAATCAATGAGGGTGGTGCATACGGACATATGAGTCATCCATTTGATGTAGATATGAATTTAACATTTGGAGATTTAAAACAAATAATATCGGGTGCATTGACTGGTAAGTTAGAACTAACAAGAGAAAAAACAGATGGTCAAGCACTTGCTATTAGTTGGAGAGATGATAAGGGTTTAATCGCCGCAAGAAATAAAGGACATCTAAAAAATAGTGGTGAGGGTGCATTGGATATTAGTGGTGTCGCATCTAAGTTTCAAGGTAGAGGTGGATTGACAGATGCATATAACTTTGCAATGAAAGATTTAACATCTGCCATCAAATCCTTATCAAAAGCTCAAAGAGACAAGATATTCCAACAAGGTTCGTCTTTTATGAACTTAGAGGTTATATATCCATCATCAGTAAATGTTATTCCATACGGACAACCATTATTAGTATTTCATGGTACAATGCAGTACGATGTTGATGGTAAAGCAATTGGGGAAACTCAAGGTGCTGCAAGAATTCTTGCTGGTATGATTAAACAAATCAACCAAAATGTACAGAGTAATTATACAATACAAGGCCCACCCGTAGTACAATTACCAAAATCAAAAGAACTATCAAGTTTACAATCAAAGTTCTCATCAAAGGTAAGTAAATTACAAGGTGAGTATGGATTGAGTGATACAGATGGTGTTGCCGATTATCACCAAGCATGGTGGGAAAGTTGGGTTGATAAAAACACACCATCTACCTTAGACAACAAAACTAAAATGGGGTTAGTAAAGAGATGGGCATTTATGGATAAATCATTTAGATTAGATAAAAAGAATATAAGTGATGTAACTGTATTAGATTGGGCAAAGAAAACCGATAAACAAGACCAAAAGAAACTATCCAAAGATAACCTAAGAAAGTTTGAGGACATATTCTTAGGAGTGGGTGCTGAAGTTCTATCATTTATGAGTTCAGTTCTTACAGTAAATCCAGACAGTGCACTTAGGGATATGAAAAAGAGATTAGACCAAACTGTAAAAGATGTTAAAAAGAGTGGTGATGTTAAGAAAATACAAAAACTAAAAATGGAATTAGAGAGATTGGTATCAGCTGGTGGAAAACAAAAGATAGTTCCAAATGAGGGGATTGTGTTTGTTTACAAAGGAAATACCTACAAACTAACAGGCACATTCGCACCCCTTAACCAGATTTTAGGTTTAATGTATTTTTAAAGATATTTATATATAAATAGGAAAACAATGAGTATAGAAAAAAACAGATTGTTGATGGAACAACAAGTAAAAAGGTTAAGAGGTGAACTTAATGAATCACCAAGTGGGGATGTTACATATGATACTGCAGAAGTAGTTTTATTGGATGTTTGGTGGGATGTACTTGAAAAAGCACAAAACCGGGCAATAAAAAAAATGATGCCCGTATTAAAGAAATTAATCAAAGGAAAGCGGATAGAAATAAGTTACAAGGGGTCTCTTAAATATACATCATCTCCAGTTAAAGAAATAAAACGATTGTCATACAAACCTGCTGATACTGATGATGAGTGGATAATTGTTGTATATGTTGAATTGGTAGATGGTTCACAAGAAGTGGTAGAATATAAGATAGATGGGATGTTTCCAACCTAACAATCAATTAAAAAACTAAAATGATAAAATTAAAAGACATACTATCAGAACTTAACGTAAAAAATGTAAAATATAAAAACGATAAAACTGGTAAACAAGAATTGGGTAAAGGTGCACATTTCGTGTATATAGGTAGACAACGTGTGGGTGTCTTTCATGTTGATAGTATAGGAACAATACCATTTGACCCTAAGAATTGGCTTAAAATGAAAGGTAAGGGTAGTCCAACTAAAAATACAATATTTATGTTTGGTGGAATGGCAATAATGTTTTCAGGTCAAGGTGTAGGCAGAAATCTTATCAAAAAGATATTTAAAGATAATAAAAACATAAAACACATCACACTATACACTACTGATAGTGCAATCGGATTTTGGAAGAAATTGGGTGGTGAAATTTTAGGTAAGCTTGATGGTAAGTATTATATGAGAATTGATAGAATATAAAAATATAAAAAAAACAAAGTTATGAGTAAACTAAAAAATATCAAAGCAATTAAACAGATGTTAGAAGGGAAACACAAAACCCAAACTAAAAAGACTGTTTCATTTGATAAAAAACAAACTGTAAAGCGAGAAGTTGGTGATGTATGGACTGATGATAAAGGTCAAGAGTGGGAACAGAAAAAAGGATATAAAGTAAAAGCTGGTAAATTCCAAAAACTCAGAAAAGAGTTAAAGAAATTTCCTAATTGTAAAGAGGGGTGTGATTCATATTTAGACCCAGGTCATGCTGACCTAAAAATGAAGGCATATCATGGTATGTGTTTGGATTGTGTTGTGGAGATGGAACACAAACTAAAGTTGGAAGGTAAGTACGAAGAGTACGAAAAGAAAAAGATGTTAGCAAACGCAGAAGCATGGTTAAGACAAGCTGAATTTGAAAAGGATGTTTTAAAACATAGTGTACAAGCTAATTTTATTAATGAGGATGGTTCTATTGAAAAATGGGGTGGTCTGAATGAAGAAGAAGTAATTGAAAGAATTGAACGAGGATTTGAAAAATTCAAAAAAGACTTCATAGATAAACTCAAAGAAGATTTAACTAAAAAGGATGATGAATCTGAATAATATATAACATTAAAAAACGAAAATAATATGAACATGAAAACAAAACTATCAGACTTACTAAAAGAAGTGTTTAACGAAAAGAAAATCGTAAACGAAGCAAGTGATACATATTTCAAATCGGCATCGGAAGCCGTAACCTATGCAAGAGAAATGGCTGAAAAGAAGGGATATGAAATTGATGAAGATGATTGGCAATCAAAAATAGCAATGGGTGGTAGATATAGTAGGTTTAGACCTAGTAAAGGTAAGACCACAGATGCTATCATCGGGTTATTAAAAAATGGTAAACCACAGCGAAAATCATTAAGTATTTCATTATATGGAATGCCAAGTGGTAAAACATATGAATTAACAACATACATAAATTAGGAAAATTTGATATGTTTATTAAAGAAATTTTAATATTTATTATATACACCAAACGTTTAATATGTGAAGAATTACAATCCAAATATAAAAGACATAACAATATTAGCATTAGTTATAATCATAATATTTCTACGAAGCTGCAGTGGTGATGGTGAAATAACAGAACCCATCGTTATAACGAAAACAGAAATAAAATATGATACGATTACAAATAAGATAACTAATTATGTTCCTAAACTTGTTACAAGGATTGTAAGAAAAACTGATACGGTTAGAGAAATTAGTGTAATAAAACAAACCGATACAGTAACCCTAACGTTGCCACAGAATATAGATACTGCCGCAATCTTGGAAGATTATTTTTCAACATACGTGTATTCAGATATTCAAGATTTTGATTCTGTAAAATTTGAAATAACCGATACAATATCACAAAACAAGATAGTATCACGAAGCATAGAGTATACTTTGTTATATCCAACAGTTACCATAACAAACACACATTATATCAATAGACGAGAGTTTTACCTTGGTGTTGGGTTCGCAGGTAGCCCCAAACGATTAAGTTTCGCAGGACTACAATTTAATTATAAAGATAAAAAAAGGAATTTATTTGGAATTGGGTTCGGTATAGATAGTGATATACAACCAGTTCTATCTGCACAATTTCTTTGGAGACTTGGTAAATAATATGAGCAAAAGTATAAAAGAACTTATCAGAGAAGAGTACATTAAATGCGCTAAAGACCCAGTTTATTTCTTTAGGAAGTACTGTTATATACAACACCCAACTCGTGGTAAAATTCTTTTTGACTTATACCAGTTCCAAGAAAATGTGATGGCTGAATTAAATGACCATCGTTATAATGTAATACTCAAATCTCGTCAATTGGGGATATCAACTCTATCAGCAGGTTATTCATTATGGATGATGTTATTTCAAGAAGATAAAAACGTTTTGGTAATAGCAACCAAACAAGAGGTGGCTAAGAATATAGTAACCAAAGTAAGATATATGCATGAGAACTTACCATCTTGGTTAAGGGGTGATACGGTAGAGGATAACAAATTATCATTACGATTAGGTAATGGTTCACAAATAAAAGCAACATCAGCTAGTGGAGATGCTGGTCGTTCTGAAGCATTGTCAATGTTGATTATAGATGAAGCCGCATTCGTCAGAGGTATTGACGAGATATGGGCATCTGCTCAATCTACATTATCAACTGGTGGTAGTGCTATTGTGTTATCAACTCCAAACGGTGTTGGTAATTTCTTTCATAAAACATGGTTAAAAGCTGAACATGGTGACCAGTGGAATCAAATCCGATTACATTGGACAGTTCACCCTGAAAGAAATAAAAAGTGGAGAAAGGAACAAACTGAATTGTTAGGTGAAAAGATAGCAGCACAAGAATGTGATTGTGATTTCATATCATCTGGTTATACAGTAGTTGATGGTCAGTTACTACAATGGTATGAAGAAACCCACGTTCAAGAACCAGTTGAAAAGAGAGGATTTGATGGTAATTATTGGGTATGGTCACAGCCAAATTATTCAAAAGATTATATAGTAGTAGCAGACGTAGCTAGGGGAGATGGTGCAGATTACTCAGCATTTCACGTTATAGATGTTGAAACCGTAGAACAAGTTGCAGAGTACAAAGGTAAGATAGAAACCAAACACTTTGGTAATATGTTGGTTAGTGTAGCTACAGAATGGAATGACGCTCTATTAGTAATTGAGAACGCAAATATCGGATGGGCAGTAATCCAAGAAGCAATAGATAGAAACTATCCAAATCTATATTATTCATATAAAGAGTTCGGGTATTTGGATGAAAACATACACCTACAAAAAGCATATGATTTAAAAGATAAATCACAAATGGTACCAGGGTTTTCAATGACAAGTAGAACCAGACCACTTGTGATATCTAAGTTAGATACTTATATGAGAGAACGTGTACCAGTAGTTCGTTCTAAAAGACTGATTGATGAACTATTCGTATTTATTTGGAATGGTAGTAGAGCAGAAGCACAGAAAGGGTATAACGATGATTTAGTTATATCATTTTCAACCGCATTATGGGTACGTGATACCGCTCTAAAATTAAGACAACAAGGAATTGAATTAAATAGAAAAGCATTATCACTCACATCCAAAAATACAGGTGTATTCAAGACAACACCTAAAAAAGCAAAAGATATGTGGAAAATGAAAACGGGCCGCGGGGAAGAAGATATAAGATGGTTATTGTAAATCTATTTTTTTTGATATTTATATTTTGTAGAGATAATATAATAAATAATACACAACTATGGCAAACACATCATTATTCAGTAGACTACAGAAGTTATTTTCAACACAAGCTGTAGTTAGACGAATAGGTAAAAATAAAATCAAGGTGGTTGACTCATCTAGATTACAAGGTATTGGTAATAAACAAGGGTCACAACAGTATGACCGATATGGTAGGTTGCATGGTTCAAATTCACGTAAGAATTGGCAAAGTCATAACGAAAGGTTTAATTATCATTCAAATAAATTAGAGTTATATTCTGATTACGAAACAATGGATAAAGACTCTATCATATCATCTATATTAGATATTTATTGTGATGAATGTACTCTTAAAAATGATATAGGTGATGTTCTTAGGATAAAATCGGGAGATGATAAAATAAAAAAGACATTACATAATTTATTTTATGATGTCTTAAATATAGAGTTCAATTTATGGTCTTGGGTTAGGGGTATGTGTAAATATGGTGACTATTATTTACATTTAGACATTGATGATGAATTGGGTATAATAAATGTACAGCCACTATCATCA